CAATGTTCCTATTCGCATAATACCTCCAAGTAATCCCCATATTCGGGTGTAGGGTGAGACATGTGTCCCCATTGCACTCTGTATAGTACGCCCTCACCTTTTCGTGGTGGCATTATACCCACTATGACCCCTAACCATTTAAGTTCCCTCTCGTATTCATCAGGATCATCTATCTTCAGATCCAAACAAATAGGACACAAGGGGTCTATCCTTACTAAGTCACCTATCTTCATACTACCTCCAAGTATTCTAAGTCTTCACTAAATTTGTTTCCTGTTGCCACCCATACGAATTTGCCATAACATTTTCCAAAGGTTCTTGCAAAGAACCCCGTGACTATAGCCAACTCTCCACCTTTGGAACAGTTCTTGTATCTCACTATATCGCCTATTTCCATGCTATCCTCCTTTGTTACTTATAATATAACCATTCCTAATATTATTGTCGAGGACATTTTTTGTCCACCATTTATAATCCTTCCACGCATGGAGAACAATGTCTTCAGGAAGCCATGTTCTATCGCTTGGATCGTCCACAGGTGCAATTGCCCAATACCATTCGTTTCCTGAGATGCTCCACTTACTATCCACGATAATAAGGCTTCGTTCACCTATCATTACTAAGTCTCCTATTCGCATACTACCTCCACTCTGTTATGATATGTACACCACACACGACCATCAGGTTGTGTAAAGGTAAGTTTCCACTTTCCGATATAGGTTACAATTCCGATATCGCCAAAGTCTTTATGTCTCACTAATGTTCCTATTTTCATATTACCTCCAAGCAATCTTCAGGCATAACTGTATACTCATGTCCTTCAATAGGTGAATGAAGCCACCTTATTCTTCTTGCATTTCGCAACTGTGTTATATCGGTCACAAGACCTATGACCTCTGTGTATTCGGGATAGACAAAGTGCCAACTTGCTTTCACCTTAACTAAATTACCTATGTACATAAGACCTCCAAGTCAAAGATACCTAATATGGCTTCTGAGCCATCGTTCCAAAGTATATGAAATCTTTCTCCACAAGACATGACCTTTGTGACAATACCAATGCGACTCTGCGTGTCAGTGTATAATATCGGATCTAGTATGACTAGAGTCCCTACTGGCATAATATCACCAAGTCTTCTTCATCTTCCACTGTGTATTGCATTGTAGGACTGGAGTTTATCCATAGAATCTCCCATGCATACTCCACAACCCCTTGCTCTTCATCATAAAATTCATCATGTAGTTGGTGAACAATGCCAATCACCTCTTCCCACTTGCTTGTTACTAATGTTCCTACTTGCATAATACCTCCATGCTTCCGAAGAAATAATGATGATGTATGTTTGTTCTCAAATTCAAGCCCTCAAACATATTTCCAAGAACTTTGATAAGAACCACCACATCACCTACTTGTGGATAGGTGTGATCATTCTTTATCACCTTATATAATGTGCCTACTTTCATGTTTTCTCCTAAATTTATTTGACAGATGTAGTATAACAGGTTATGTTAGATTGTAAAGGTCATAAATTGTCCGTTTTGATTTTGGTTAGCCATTCGGGAGGGAAACCACTTGTGTTTCCTGTTGCAACGCTTTTTACCATTGCCATGTAACCGAACGCACCAGCCTTCTCAATACTCATTACAATGAATATTTCATTGTTCTGCAAGACTAAATCACCTTTTTTCATATTCACCTCTGTTTGAATGTTACTATTAATATATCACAGATGGAGAAAATGTAAAGGACAAAAAATGTCCGTTTGGAACTCTCCCATGTGTTCCTTATAATTCAAGAGACAGAATTCAGTGATGAACCACAGATAAATAGCGTCATGTACGGGGCTTTAGCCCAAAGACATCTGTATGCACCTGTTGGAATGTCAGTTCTTATCTCAGTGACAATCCCAATCCCAAGATTGTGGCTTTTATGGGTAACTAAAGACCCTATCGAAATGTCAAGTATTTTCATATTTCCTCCATCGAAATGTCAATTATTTCCCTCTCCATCGAAATGTCAATTAAATTTTGATGGTTTTTCAAAAAAAAATATATTTTTCGAACTGCTCGAGAGGCATTTATAAAGATAATATAACACAGTATGTTTGTTTTGTCAAGAGAAAAAGCGAAAAAAGCTAAAGTTTTTGCACAGATCAGGATTACATCTTACAAACTCATCGATCTCTTCGTAAGTGTATTCTAGTATTAACTCTCCTTGATATTTCTCAAAGTGTTCAATTATTTGAAGATACCCATCAAGCTTTTCCATATCCTCCTTCGTCCAGAAGTCATGGATTGGGAGATCGCATTTCATATCTAAGTATAAAGACCAATAGGTCATAACCTGATCGTCCAACCAAAGGAAGTAAAGCATCTTTTGTTGTTTTGACCATTCGGGATTTATGAGACTATTGGTCTTTTTTTGGTTTTTGGTTTCCACAACTCTTCCTCCTATCTTTCTTCTTCTTCTTTTTCTTTGTATCGTGCATGCTCATGCTCTCGCGGAGAATATCTTCGGAAGAAGAGGAGGGGGGTAGGGGGGTAGTAGGGCAAAAAACGATTGTTATTTTATTTTCCTTTACTAATCTTTCCATAGTGGTGCAGCCCAAAATGGAAACAACACCATCAGTGTAGTGTATTTCATAGTTGGCTCGCCACTTTATAAGATCAACCTTGGTGTTTAAAGTCCCAACTTCAATTACCTTTGTGATAACGCCCAACTTATTGTTGTCGCTAATGAGGGTGCCTATTTTTAGCTTTTGCATCAACTAAACGCTCCCTGATAGTTTTTCTAGATAAATCATAGACTCGATGAACTACTACAACATTCTCAGCTGATATTGGGTATCCTGTCGCAGGGTCTATTTGCATCGAAATGGCATGGACAATCCCGACGATTCTACCTGCACTGTCAAACACCACTGAACCTGATGCTCCAAACCAAGCGTAAGATTGCATAAGAATCTTATCATAACTCGACTGGCTGACAAAACCTGTGACTAGAAACCCATCAATATTTTGAGGATATCCATGGTAATAAAGTCTCTTGGCTAGTATGTCGTGATCTCTATTGGCTATATAACTTGCTGACTTGGTATCGGTGAACACTCCGTACGGCAATAAAATTGCAATATCAGAATATGGATTTTTATATATAACGTCAGCTGATAGCATGTTTCCATTCTTTTCTCTTATGATTACATCACTGGAATCATCAATGACATGACTAGCTGTGAGGATGAATAAGTGATTTCCTATGTGTAGAAGGTTTCCGGAACCATGACCATGAGAAATGCCGTTCTGAAAGGAGTACACCTTCACGGACGTCGCAACCGCTTTGTTTATTCCTATATTATATTCACTGGATACTTTCGAAACCTCCAGTTCGTTTACCTCACTATCAGAATAATAAAACATCTGACATGATAACAACACAAATAACCATAACATAACTCCATCCCTCTATTAGTAACTAGATGGTACTCGCCGCAAACAACGATGAATGTTTTTTAGCATACGGCCTATTTATTAAAGATGTCGATTCACAGTCTAAAACGCAAATTAAACAATGGTTTTATTAACTGTCATGCCCATATTGATAGGGCCGGTACGATACAATTTACAGATAAGTCCTTGACCACTAGGCATCTCTTAGAAAAGTGGCAGCTTGTAAATGAAGTAAAGAGGCAACTATCTCAGTATAATTATTATGACGGCATTCTAAGTGCGTGTTTGAAGCAAAAAGAGTTCAATACTAACAAGATAGTATCATTTATCGATCTAGATAGCATCATTCACGAGAAGGCTCTTTACGGAGCTATGAGAGCCAAAGAAGAGCTGTTAACGGAAGGCGTGGAGTTGTACATAGGAAACCAAACTGTGGGTGGTTTCACAAAAGAGAATCTGTCTTTGTTTGAAAATAACGTAGACAATTTAGATTTCTTAGGTGGCTTACCCAAGTCAGATGAGGATGCCGACAGGCATTTAGATATTCTATTCTCAGTTGCAAGAAGCACTGGCAAGAAGGTTCACGTCCATGTTGATCAACTTAATGTGGTTGAGGAAAGAGAGACCGAATGGCTTGCTCGGAAGACAATAGACTACGGATTGCAAGGCCGAGTGGTTGCAGTTCATTCTATATCGCTAGCTTGTCATCCAAAGATGTATAGAGATTATGTATACAATCTGTCTAGAGATGCAGGTCTACAGTTTATATCCTGTCCGTCTGCTTGGATAGACCATCAGCGGTCAGAACGACTAAGCCCCACTCACAACTCAATGACGCCGATTGACGAAATGTTGGAATGGGGCTTAACGGTTGGCATAGGCACTGATAACATTGAAGATATCTATAAACCTTACTGCAACGGCGATATGATGTTTGAGCTTCGCATGGCTCTTGAGTGTTATAAGATATACAACGAAGACACCCTGTTAGATCTGGCATACAATAATGGTTTAAAGATTCTAGGTGTCCCTTCTGATGCGAAGTAATGCCAATATTGAAGATAGAAACCAAGCGCCAAGCCATCCGTTCGATGTGCTGCACCCACTGCTAATAACTTCTGGCTTTTCTCTAAGTGTGGGAAGATCGTCGCTCTCTGCTATATCATCTTCGGGTTCTTGATACAACCCTGTGTCATTATCTTCTGTGGTAGGGAGTTCTATCTGTCCTTCTTCTTCATCATCATAACTCCATTCTGTCTCTTCGCTACTTTCTGGTTCCCAAAAGGGTGGAGATATCTCCATGTCTTGGATTGATAACCCGAGTTCAGAAGCAAATGGATTTAAATTTCCAATATCAAAATGAGAAGAAAAGTTTAACTCATCAAGTATGAAGTTTTCTCCTTGTTCAACCTGAATGCTTATAAAGTATTCATGATAAGCTGATTGGTCTGCCCTGACTCCCAAGTTGAGATATGTATCCCAAGCCATTAGATCTGCACGGCCGTTTACATAAACATCCCATTCGTAGAGAGTAACTTCGTACTGTGTTTGAACCATGTAGTCACTATTAACGAAGCCCTTGGTCTGTACATTTCCAGCAGCCTGAACATTTCCACTTTCATCCAGAGGAATCTCTCCGTGTGCCATGACAGCACCTTCAGCATTTAAGCCAATACCATACTGGTTAGAGAATGTGATCTGGCCGTAAGCATCGATACCATAATTCTCAAAAGGAACAGCCCAGTCCCAGCGGAAAGCACCTGCTTCGCGGTTAGCATCAGTGATTGCTTCAACGCTAAGAACTGGATGCTCTCCGAAGTCTTGTAAATCATCGGCCCACAGTTCACACTCCCGGGACAACCAGAGGCTCTGCCATCCGGGACAGTCACGTCCGGGTGTAGCTCTAGTCTTAACGACTGCTACATAAAAGTCAGAACCTCTATCAATTGATGATTGAAACCAAAAGAACTCTATGATACCATCGACAGAATTTCCATATTCATCAGAGTTGCCGACATAAAGAGTGTTTCCCTCGAAGAAGGCATATGTTTGTGTGCCCAATTCATAGTTTATGTTGTAAACATGTTCGAAAGTAACATCAACGTCTCCCTCGAGTATTGTGGCTCCAACATAGGAGGTCTCGGGAACTGTGAGCTGTGAGGCGAAAGCCATTGATAATAACCAAATCATTCTGTTCTCCCATAATCGTCCTCAACTCTGACAACATCATCTATCTCTGGTGTCGAGACCTCAATCAGTTTCACATGACACTCATCTGGTGCACAGAACCTGTGTATTTGTCCGGGTTGTATTCTTAATGAGTCTCCGCTAGAGAGGATATGAGTCTTGCCATCTAGATGAACAACAGCTGTGCCTTCCATAACATATATGGTTTCATCCTTTTGTTCATGATATTGCAATGACAATCTACTTCCTGCGTTGATGTGCAGTATCTTTCCGAGATATTTCTCGTTGATTGCCCATCTAATTTCGTGTCCCCACGGTTTTTCTATTTTCATTTTATCTCCATATTAAATAATAGTTGTCTATCATAGAGCACTCGGCTTCATTAAAACAATAGACATGTTGTTTGTTGTTTGTAATAAACAATGAGTTCTCGATATCAGAGAACTTTGTAACCTCATCTGTTGTAAGGTAAGTTAGATCTTGGAAAGTAAAGCAGTCTATCGGGCTGCGCTTTCCTAATTCAAATGGCAGTTTGTACTCTGCTAGTTGTTTTAAGTATTTAGGAACGAACACTTTATCTTTATCAAGAAGTCTTCCACCCATCAGTACCTCAGAACTAGAACGTTTGGTCAAGTTTAGCAAGGTATATGCTACCGCTAGTCTTTTAGTTTGTATTTTTAAGACCTCAGATAACACTGTGCTGGTCTCTTCTTCTGATTCTGGGTATAGCTCTGTGAATTTTGACAAAGCTTGAGATTGATCTCTTAAAGTTTCCCAAAGTGCTTCAAACTTGATATCTGCTGGTGTGGCAACAACCTTATTGTTTATTGCTAAACAGCTTTCAACAACACCATCGTAAAGCATAGGAATATAAATCGTTTTTTCGGTTTTAAAATTTGAAAGAAAAGTTGTCACACTGCTCAGATACTTTCTAGTTTTTATTATTTCTGTCATGTTAACCTTTGTAGCATTCTTCTATAGCAAGAGGCTTTGTCCACTTTAAACCCATGGGTCTCTAGCCAGTATATTCCTTTTCTCCAATGTTCGTAGTATTCTATTATTGGTGGCTTTTCCGGATATTCTACTCCCTCTGTCAGCATTAGATAGTGGGTGTAAGCTTCTCCGATAAGTGGTACCATTTCTAGAATAGTGTCCCAATTTGATCTTCTACTTTTTACCAACAAGTCTCCGTAGTTACCATCGTTGTCATAGTAGTCCTCAGCTGGGAAGAAGTAAGAAGAGTCCTCTTTTAGGTGAACTTCACAATACAATTCATTGTCAATCAAGTTTACCAACTTGCTTATCATCTTCCTCAGATGCCTCGATTTTGAGTCTTTTGACAAGATCATCGTATCCACCAATAAATTCTTCGAAGTTCCCTTCTACTTTTAATATCAAAGGAACTGTTCTCCAATTATAAATAGTGAACAACCTAGCTAAATGTTCAAGCTTTTCATCCATGGAATAGTATTGAAAGTTATAACCTTCCTTTCTGAGAAGCCTGATGGCATTTTCGCAAAATACACATTTTTTCTTTCCATATACAATATACATGCTTATCCTTTTAATAGTTGTTTGTCGTTCTTCTTCATCTTCTCTAGCAATTGTTCTGGTGAACCGACCACTACAATCTCATCAAAGCCGGACTTATTGTTAAGCGTTATTAAACTGAACGTTACGTGTTCGTTTAGACCAATATGTATTTTCCCTTCCTTCAACATAGTGTTGTGTTTTCTTGATTCACACACTGTTGTGATATATTTAGGGTTTACTATAATCTTATTGAGGTACCAAGTTTCCCCAGCCTTTACTATACTCACTAATTCTATCATTCTCTTCTCCTTGATTTTTTAAATATACACTCGCTGAGTCTATGACCCACTCTCCGTCATGGAATAGTACGACACACTCTCTTTCATTAACATGTTGCTTAAATACACCCAATAAAGGCCTCATACATAGATTACAGTCCCATGGTATTGACATTTGACCATCTGTTTGCATCTTCATTCTGTATGCGCCAGCTGGTATATGAACTAGGTCGCCTATCTTAATTTTTCTCATCTTTGTTCTCCTCGGAGGCTTGTTCCAATACTTGCATGTATCCTAACAATATCTCTTGGCAATCGGCCAATATCAAATCTGCTTTGGCCATTTTTCTTCTAGCCATATCGAAGGATTGAATCACAGACACGATCTTTTCATCACCAGTATCCAAAGAACCGGTTGCACCTGTTGCCTTCTCAAGGGCTTGCTCCATATCAAGTAGGGCTTTTTGCATAATCTCTTTTACTTCACTCTCTATCTCTTCAAGCTCTACTGTATATGCTATTTTAACTCTCATATTCCCTCCATTACGGTAAAAAGTTTTGGTATAATGTTGCGGTAACCAAACCTACAACAGTGGTGAGAACAACCCATATAACCCTTGCGGTCGACTCTTTCCAGTTCTCTAGAGCCTTCAGCCTAGCATAAAGACCCTGTTCAGGGTCATATACGGCTTTCTTTATTTCTTTCACGTCATCAATCATTTCCTCTTGTTTCTCTGCCATTCGTTCAAGATTATTTTTCATCTCAATGATAGAGGTTAACAAGTTTTGCATTTGTTCATCAGTCATATTTTATCTCCGTTAAGTAGTCTATGTTTTGACTATTGCATGATTAGTTGTAATTAGTGTTGATGCAACGGAAGTGGCGTTCTCAAGTGCTGAAATGGTAACTTTAACTGGATCAATAACACCAGACTCAAAGAAATCTTCTATTTCTCCGGTCATAAAGTTGTAACCACAGTTCTTACCAGAGCTCTTCACTTTGTTGACAATAATGTCAGGAGACTCTCCAGCATTTAGACACATCTGTCGTAGAGGGGCCTCACAAGCGTCCAAAACTATTTGGAAGCCTAACATACCGCCCTTCTCTTTAGTGACTACTGTGACTGCTTCAGACATTCTTACAAGGGACGCACCACCACCGGCGATCACCCCCATCTCTTGAGCCGATCTAACTGCTTCTAAAGCATCTTCAATACGATGTTTCTTCTCAATCATCTCAACCTCTGTCGCTGCACCTACACGAACTACTGCAACACCTGAAGCGAGTCTCGTAATCCTTTCTTGGATACGTTCACACTCTTTGATGTTGTCTGTTTGTGATATCTCGACCTTTAATGCTTCAATCTGCTTATCAATACCATCATAGTTTCCTGTTCCACCAACAATAGTAGTCCAGAGTTTTCCTACTGATATTGACTTTGACTGACCGAAGTGGCCAAGTTGGATATCCTTTAGTTGGATTCCATCTTCCCTAGTAATAAAAGTGGCTCCGACAGACAGGCAGAGGTCACGAAGGATCTTTCTTCGCTCCTCGCCATATCTCGGTGCTTTAACGGCACAGACTTTCATCGTACCCCTAACGCTATTCATAATAAGGGCAGCAAGAGCTTGACCCTCCACTTCGGAGGCCACCAAAACAAGAGGACGGGATTCCCTTGCTGCTAATTCCAAAGTTGGATAAATCTGTTCTACATGTTCCACCTTATCATCTGTCACAAGAATAAGAGGGTTATCATACTCCACAGTACCTGTTCTTTCATTCGTTATAAATGAGCTTGCAAGGAACCCAGTGTCCATTCTAAAGCCTTCTATGAGTTCCAGTGTGGTTTTCATAGACCTCGCTTCTTCAATGAGCACAGAGCCATCCTTACCCGCTTTATCAACGGCTGTGGAGATGAGTGTTCCAATAGATTCATCATTGTTTGCTGATATGGTTGCAATGTCTTTGATGTCTTCTTCTGATCTTATCTGTCGAGCAGACTCCTTCAGGGTCTCAACGATCTGTTGACATGCCATATCCATTCCTCTCTTTATTTCAATCGGAGAGACACCGCTTACAATATACCTTTGAGCTTCTCTGATCATAGCTCTTGCAAGAACGGTGGTTGTTGTCGTTCCATCTCCTGCTGTGTTGGCTGATTGTTCGGCTGCTTGCTTTACAATCTGTGCTCCAACGTTTTCAACGGGGTCATCAAGCTCAATGAACTTGGCGATGGTTACTCCGTCTTTTGTTACGACAGGAGTGTTCTGTTCTTTGTGATATAGAATCACGTTGCGTCCTTTGGGACCGAGAGTGCTTGCTACGTTATCAGCAAGAGTGTCGATACCTCTTAGTAGAGCTTCGGACAAAGCACTACCGTTAGAATAAGTCTTATTCATTTGGCCTCCATGTTAAACTTATATATATATTATAACCGCATTGGGTTCATTTGTCAAGTATTTTCTTTTAAAACTTCGAGAATTAGTTTATCGAGATCCGATAGTTTGGATTCAGCCGCGACTGATGGAGTTGCTACTTTTGCAGTCGGTGCTTTATAATCATCTCCAAAAACTTTTAATGCATCTATCATTTCTTGAACTCCACCTAATAGTGAATTTAGATTTTTTACCATCTGGTTGCCTTTTAATAGTCCACCATCGGAAACATAATCTGATGTGCTGTCTTTGAAATTCTGGTTCTTACTGAATGTTTCTTTCACCTTTTCCATTGCTGTTCCGAATTGTCCACTTATGTTGTTTGCTGAGCTTTGTATTAACTCTTTGTATTGTTTTGTATCGCTTTCAGCTAAAACAAGAGTGCCGACTTTTGTGCTGTCGGTATAATATGGACCTTTGTTTATCATTACAGATCCTTCACCTTCAACAACTTCCAAGCCAATTCTTTGACCATTTGGGTCTCTTATTATGAATACCTTCCTGCCTTTTTCTGGTTCGATACCGGCATATTGTATTATTACATAATAAAGATCAATGCTTTTTAATCTTAAAGGATCGGAAACTCCGTCTTGATCTGGGGCTTGGGCGTTTACTACTTTCTTTTTCAAGCCAATTATGTAATGCAAAACACTATTCTCTTCCAAATCAAACCCTTTAGAACTTTGTGAAATTC